GGGAACCATAAAACGGAATGGGAGGATTATTTCACCTGCCGCGCCTATGCCAATACCTACGTTAAGCAGGAGAGCGAGGGAGGAGCGGTAACGGAGGACGAGCGGAGCATTACTTTTGAGGTGCGCTTCTGTTCGGAGATTGCCGATATCACTTCGACAAACTACCGCGTTCTGTTTCACGGCGATACCTACAACATCGAGGCGGTGGACATGATGAACTGGCAGCGAAGGACCGTCAGGCTGAAATGCCGGAAGGAGGCGAGGCCATGAGTCGTACCGTAAAAATCGACCGTCTCGCTGATACCGTGATGAAGGGACTTATGGAATATAAAGACCTTGCCGCGGATGTGCTGAAAACCGATGTGGAAAAGGCGGCAAAAACCGTAAAATCGCAGATTGAAGCCACCGCTCCGAAACGCACGGGAACGTATGCAAAAAGCTGGGCGTCAAAAAAGACAAAGGAAACAGCGGATTCCATCGAGTACACAGTGCATTCCAGGAAACGCTACCGGCTGACGCATCTTCTGGAGAACGGTCATGCCAAACGGGGCGGCGGGCGTGTGCGGGCGATTCCCCACATTGCTCCGGCAGAGCAGGTCGGCGCAGAACAGCTGCTCCGGGACATCGAGCGTGATCTGAAGAAGGGAGGATAGCTTGTGACGCATGAAGAAATCGTGGAAATGCTGGAGGTGGCAGGGCTTCCCTTCGCCTATGACCATTTTGCGGAAGGCGAATCCCCCGAGCCGCCCTTTATCTGTTTTCTGTTTCCGGATTCGGATAATTTTTCCGCCGATAACACCGTCTATGCGGCTTTTGAGAACCTGAACGTGGAATTATATACCGATGAGAAAAATCCGGAATTGGAAGATCGGATAGAGACTATTTTCCATGACCATGAGCTTTTCTGGAACAAATCGGAGGTATGGATCGAATCCGAAAAAATGTATGAAGTGCTGTACCGCATGACGGTATAGACGATTTTGTAAAAGCGAGGTATCAATATATGAGCACAACGAGCAATAAAGTGAAATTCGGCTTGAAGAACTGCCATTATGCCAAGGCGACTCTCAATCCGGCAACGAATACGGTGACCTTTGCTACGCCGGTGGCGATTCCCGGTGCGGTCAACCTATCTCTTGACCCGGAGGGCGATACGGAGCCGTTTTACGCGGATGATATGGTATATTACACTACCACCGCCAACAACGGGTATTCCGGCGATCTGGAAATCGCCCTGCTTCCGGACAGTTTCCGGAAGGACATTCTGAAGGAAACGGAAGATGCGAACGGCGTACTGATCGAGGACTCCACGGTGGAGACAGAGCATTTCGCGCTGCTTTTCGAGTTTTCCGGAGATAAGAAGAAAATCCGCCACTGCCTGTACTATTGCAGCGCGTCTCGTCCCACCATCGAAGGCAAGACCAACGAGGACAGCAAGGAAGTCCAGACGGAAACGCTGGAGATCACCTCCACGCCGCTGCCGAGCGGCCTGGTGAAAGTCAAGACCGGGACCAACACCACGGACGCTGTCTATAACGCATGGTACGGCAGCGTATATGAGCCGTCTTCCGGCGATAACAACGACGACGAGGAAGAGGAAAGTCAGAGCTGATAAATCCGGATGGACTGTCGTGTGAAAATAACGGCAGCCTTGATTTTTGAGGAAAGGATGATGAGAAATGGCTATCACAAAAACGGTGGAAATAGACGGAAAGCAGGTGGCGTTCCGGGCGTCAGCCGCCATTCCGAGGATATACCGGATAAAGTTCAACCGCGATATTTACAAAGACCTCGCGGCGCTGGAAAAAGCGGTTGGGGACAGTCAGGAGGAGGTTTCCAACCTCGATGTTTTTTCCCTGGAACTGTTTGAGAATATCGCTTACATCATGGCAAAACACGCCGATTCCTCCATTGCGGACACGCCGGAGGAATGGCTGGATGATTTCAATACATTCAGCATTTATCAGGTGCTGCCGGAGATTATCGGGCTTTGGGGACTGAATGTGCAGACGCAGGTGGAATCTAAAAAAAAATTCGCGCAAGCTGTCGGGAAATGACAACGCCGCTTTTCCTGCTCCGCTGCGTGCAGCTCGGCATTTCCATCCGCGATCTGAATCTGCTGACCATCGGCATGGTGAATGATATGTACGCGGAAAGCGGGAATGACGAATACAAATATCCGCTTCTCGCCGATCAGGAAATGATGGATCGATTTTAAGAGTGAGGAGATGAGAATATGGCCGGCAGAATCCAGGGGATCACCGTTGAGATCGGAGGCGACACCACCAAATTGCAAACCGCGCTGAAAGGCGTTAACGCGGAAATCAGGAATACCCAGAGTCAGCTGAAGGATGTTGACAAGCTCCTGAAACTTGATCCGGGCAACACGGAACTGCTGGCACAGAAGCACAAGCTGCTGGCACAGGCGGTGACGGAAACCAAGGAGAAGCTGGAAGCCCTGAAAACCGCTGCGGCACAGGCAGATGAGGCTCTGAAAAACGGCGCGATCACACAGGAACAGTACGACGGTCTTCAAAGGGAAATCGCCGAAACAGAGGCAAAACTGAAATCTTTGGAGGGACAGGCCAATCAGTCCGCCACAGCCTTGCAGAAGATCGCTTCTGACGGTGAAAAACTGAAAACAATGGGCGAGAACGTGACCGAGGTGGGTAAGAAATTCCTGCCGGTCACAGGTATCGTCACAGGACTTGGAACAGCGGCTGTCAAGACCGCCGCCGACTTTGACGAGGGCATGAGCCGTGTGTCCGCCATTTCCGGCGCGACGGGCGACGAATTGCAGACCCTCCGCGACAAGGCGCGTGAGATGGGCGCGAAGACAAAATTCTCCGCCTCCGAAGCCGCCTCCGCGTTTGAATACATGGCGATGGCAGGCTGGAAAAGCGGGGAAATGATCGACGGCATCGACGGCATTATGAGCCTTGCGGCGGCTTCCGGCGAAGACCTCGCCGTTGCGTCGGATATCGTTACCGACGCGCTCACGGCATTCGGTCTGGAAGCATCCGACGCGGGGCATTTTTCCGATATTCTCGCCGCCGCCAGTTCCAACGCCAATACCAACGTATCCATGATGGGCGAAACATTCAAATACTGCGCCCCGATAGCCGGTGCGCTGGGATTCTCTGCGGAGGACACAGCCGAGGCAATCGGACTGATGGCAAACAGCGGCATCAAGGGTTCCCAGGCGGGTACCGCGCTGCGCACCGTCATGAACAATCTTTCCGGCGACATTAAAATCACAGGCAGGGAACTGGGCAACGTCACGATTCACACCACCAACGCCGACGGCTCCATGCGTGGGCTGTCGGATATCCTCGCCGACTGCCGCGCCGCGTTCTCCAAGCTGTCCGAATCGGAAAAGGCAAATGCCGCCGAATCGCTGGTCGGCAAGAACGCGATGTCCGGCTTCCTTGCCCTGATGAATGCGGGAGAGAACGATATCGCAAAGCTCTCCAACGCCATCGCGAACTGTGACGGTACTGCCGAGTCAATGGCAAATACCATGCAGGATAACCTCGCAGGGCAACTGACTATCCTCAAATCCCAGCTGGAGGAGCTTGCCATTTCTTTCGGAGAAATGCTGATGCCCGCCATCCGCTCCATTATCGGCTGGGTACAGAAGTTTGTGGACTGGCTGAATTCTATGGACGAGGGCACGCGCAAGGTCATTATTACCATTGCGCTCGTAGTGGCGGCTATCGGACCGGTGCTGATCATCGTAGGAAAAGTCATGTCGGCAGTCGGCACGATCATGACCATTATCCCGAAATTGGCGGGCGTTATCAAAACGGTAAAGACGGCTTTTGCCGCGCTCAATACAACGATGCTCGCCAATCCGATCGTCCTCATCATAGCGGCGATTGCGGCGCTGGTAGCCGCCTTCATCTATCTGTGGAACACGAACGAGGATTTTCGGCAGTTCTGGATCGACCTATGGGAGAACATCAAGCGGGTCGCCATAGATGTGTGGAATGCGATCAAAGATTTCTTTACAAAGGCATGGACGGCGATCCGCTCTACGGCCGAAACCGTCTGGAACGGAATCAGGGATTTCTTTTCCGGGCTGTGGAATGGCATCAAGACCATATTCACTACGGTGCTTGGGGCAATCAAGACCGTCATTTCGATGTATTTTACCGCTTATTTCACCATTATCCGGACGATATGGAACGGTATCAGAACGGTAGTGACCACCGTCATGAACGCGATAACGGCTTTCCTGACTGCGGCGTGGAATGCCATAAAAAGCACTATTCAGACGGTGCTGACAGCCATCAGGAGCGTCATCTCCACGGTCTGGAATGCGATAAAAACCGTCTTTGAAACCGTGTTTAAAGCGATAAAGACAGCCGTCACCACCTATTTCAATGTTTACAAGACCATCATTGTCACCGTGCTGAACGCCATAAAAACCGTGGTGACTACAGTCTGGAACGCAATAAAGACGGCGGTGACTACGGTCGTGAGCGGAATGAAAACCGCTATAACCACAGCTTGGAACGCCATAAAAAATACGACTTCCACGGTATTCAACGCCGTAAAGAGCGTGGTCACTTCCGTCTGGAACGGCATCAAATCCTCGGTCATGAATGTGGTCAA